TAACATCAGCATTATCTAAACCATCGTTGGAAGCTGCCCAGCTAGCTGTGCTAGAAATATTCTGAGGATAGTCGAAAGACAATCTAAACAGCAAATCATCTCTAGAACTGCTTATCGAAGTACCAACTAAAGATGAAGCTTGCTTAATGTAATACATCAATATGTCTTGAGTGATTGGTGTGTTCCATATTCTGAATTCGTCCATCGTTCCGTTGAACTGATCTCCATCGTAGTTTCCTAAAGCTATCATAGAAGCAGACGAATAAGCACCTATTTCAGATGGAACTGCCGTAGACATACTTACGTTCGAGTATACTAAATATCTACTCGAGTCTGATTTTGCTACTGTTAGATTGAACGATTGAGTTATGTCTGAAGCGTCGCTTCCAGTCATTCTGCACAGCTGAACAGTATAATAATCGCCATCGTATATAGTTAAGTTCGAACTCGTTAGCACAGTTGCAGAACCAGATAGCTTGAAGTAAACATATCCAGATTTTGTGCTAGGTTTTGCAGCACCGGCAGTAGTATTTTTTATTCCGATAGACCAACAATTATTATCATAAGATTCAGAATACGCGTATACTATATCTGTATCTAAATTATCTACAACTATATTGTCTGGGCACGCAAATCTAAATTGAATAGTATCAGGTGTTCTACCAAGTGACGACGTTTTCCAAGGAACAAATATAGTTGAATAAGAACCAGAATTGAAATCTAACACGTAAGAAAAATCTTCGTATATGTATTCTTGAGAAAGCGATGACGTTAACTCGCTGTGTCCGCCGTATTCTTTTATGCGAAGAAGCGTATTCGGTATACCATAGCAAGACATTATAGCCTTGATAGCTTGAGCAGTTCCTTTAGTTTTTTGAATATATGGATAAGAAGCAATCAAACGTTTCCATATTTCAGTAGTCATCTCGTTTGAAGACATGGGATACGAAGAACCAGACGTATAAATAGAAGAACCAGATATATCTTGACCCAAGTGGTAATTTATCAAGTCTGCATTTATGCTATCGTTGTATAATTCTTTTCCAATGGATTGACCTATCCAATACGTTACTTCTTTTGGGTAACCCTGATATATGTCGTTGCTTCTATCGTAGATAGTCAAAAAGTTTTTCAGATAAACATAAATATTATCGTAATAATGACCTATCATTTTGACGAATGTTACGTAATCTCTATTAAGTTCATCGTCTAAAATATATTCTGGAATAGTTCTTATTAAGTTATTTGGATTATTATTATCGTAAAAATCCATCAAAGACGATTGTGTTACATACCAAGCAGAAACAACAGAATCAGTACTTGGATATAACGAATACGGATAAGTTACTGAAGATTTTGGATAACAAAAATCAACCCAAGCTCCATCGTAGTCTCCCCCTGAAGCTGAAGCATAACTTGCTGTTTCAGTATATAAGAATTTTTCATACAAGTCAAATTGACTAACTACTGTACTTATCTGTGTAGATAAATAGTTTATGTGGTTGACAGTCGCTAAAGAAGCAGATGAACTTAATGTATTAAGATAAGCTATCGTAGCACTCTGACTTTCGATTAGTCTAAGCTTACTCATAAATGCATTTAGCCTAGACTTAGCAGAACCAAATGTTACATAATTTGAATAATCTGTAAAATCAATGTTGAGCGTTGTTCCAACGATAGAACTAGCACTCAATATCATTGCTCCCAAATCAAAAGACCTAGTTACTTGTTGTGGCATTAAAGAAGTATATGTTTCTTTTTTAGTTTCTTCTGATATGCTTTTCTTGTAACTATTAAAATCTGGAGAAAGTGATTGTGGACGAGTCACATTCGAAGACGGAGTTAACACAACACCTTCCTCAACAGTCCTAGACATTTTTCTAGATATCCAAGTATCAAAATCCTCAGAAATGCTAGGATCCAATTCTTGTTCTAATTTAACAACAATGATATCTTTAAATTTAACAGACGTATCTAATATTGCATTTACTATTTTAAATTTATTTCCGTTCGCACCGTTCAAATAAAAATCTAATGGGTACGTATCGTTTCTTGCATAAACTTCAGGATAAGTTGAAAAAATATTTTTCTGAGAATCGTCAGTCAAAAGCAACTTCACTTCTTTTCGTGTGCTAGATATTTGGACAATCTTCAGCGCCTTTACGAAAGATGTTCCGATAATGTTTTTGAACACCGTGTATTTTACTAAGTAACTTCCACCGTTTTCTATTGAGTTTTGTATGTAAAAATTTGATTCTATCAAATTACGCTTCACATCTACCATAACACTGTCAATGGTATTTGCATTATACTTGTCAAACGAAAGAACATCAAAATATAATTGATTTTTTGAAAAATCATTAACAGAATATTCAACATACATTGTCTTTACGTCGAAATCAGTATTTAATATATCTTTGGCCATTTAATTCCTCTTAACTGATTTTATTTTCACTAATAGAAAGTTCAATAGTGTTAGTAAATTCAGTCAACGTAGAAAATATTTCTTTTAAAGTTGCTATCATTACTTCAAAATCTGTATATTCGGATGTATATATAGTAGATGACTGACACATAGGATCTGAATTAAATCTAATTCTAGCATTATTTACTGTAGAATCTAAATTGTTGCATTTTGATTTTAACTTTGAAATTAAATCAAAAGTATCCGATTTTAATTTTAACGCTGCATCGTATGTTGTAGAATAAGTATCGTATGGAAGCACTTTTAACCCAGACGCGTTTACTGGATTTGGATATCCCAAAACGTCTAACGATTGGGAACAAACTTCTTCCCAATCAGCAGTAGTTTTTTCTTCTTCTGGCATTATCAAAGATTGAGAAATAGCTACTGAATCTATCAACTCAGTAATAGAAACATCAATAGATTTTTTTGCTAAATTCGGGCTTAAAGTTTCGTTTGCAAACGGAATAGTAACTTTAGCTTCTACTGCATCATTTATTATCATTTTAGTATTTGATGTCATTATCTAATTACCTTAAAAGTAGCAACATTTTCAAAAGTTTGTTCTGTTCCGCCAATCGTTGCTTGCACCAACACTCTATAAAATCTTTCTGGTTGAAATCCTTTAAACCATAAATTAAAATAACTTCCATTGCTATCTCTACTCAATCTCGAACCAGAACCAAATGGTACTATCACTTCATCTGTTCTAGCGTCTCTAATGCTATAATACGACGCTGTAGAAAGCATGTACGGAATAGCGTATTGAGATTGCGTGACAAACGTTTTAGTTATCCACTGAGGACGCGTTGCGATTCTAAACTGAGCTTTCGTTCCAGTTCTATATTCTGGATTCAAATTTTTTACAGAAACTACAGCAGATGAAGTTACTTCTACTGAACTACCAGTTGCGCTTCCGCTAGCGATTACAGAATCGTCCCAAACTACTTCAAGTCTCGGAATATAAATCGTGTGCGTATCAGTAGAAAAGAAATTTAAAATTCCATATTCTGAACTTCCAGTTTCTGCTGCATCTGTTCTCTTCAATATTAATCCATAATTTGGTATAATGCCAAGAGATTGAGACAAAACAATATCTGTTACGTTCATTCTTATATCGCTTGTTTCATACTCAAACGATTGAGTAGCATTTGGAGAAATATACCAAGCGCCGCCGCCGGCCGTAGTTGCCCATGAACCAGTACTTCCAGCAGCAAAACTTTCTGTTGGCCAAATAGCTGCGTTTGTGTCTCCATTTCTGTATTTCCAACTTACTCCGTTGTTGATTTCTGGATTAGACGTTGAGGTGCCAGTTCCCATTTGAAAAGATAAAGATAACGGATAAGCTTCTACGTCATACGACAGCGGCAAAGCTTCAGCATTAGAAGTAAACAAATTCAAATAATAAGATTCGCTAACTATTAATCCAGATGCTTTCAACGCGTTTATAGTAGTCAAATCAAAATATATCACAATTCTAGTATTCCTAGAAACATTTGCAGAATCGACATATTTTGCTATAGATAAAATTTCATCGATGCCAGTATTCAAGCTAGCACTTGCTTCATACAACGTCGCGTCTTTATCTGCGTATTTAAAATAATGCATTTAATGCTCCTTACTTTGCTTTACCAGTTATATCCAACGCCGGGTATTTAATCTCAAATATTGAAGGATCCACAGAAGGATAAACAACGCCATCTCTAGTTGCACCAGCAATATCATAATATACTGATGAATAAGTGACTCCAGAAGAATCGTATTTGCAATTGAAAACTACGTCATTAACTGTTCTAACTCCTTCTACTTTATCTAATTTACTCTTCAGATCGTTTAGGTAAATTGGTTGCTTAATTGACATATTATCTATATCAAAATATTTTTTTACTTCTTCTATGCATCTTAACAAAACATCTTTCTTATTCAAATTATCGAACGTCTGAATCTCGAAATCGACTCCAATATTTATAATGAAAGCATCTTTAATATTCACAGAGGTTGTTAGGGTTCTGTATACATTTATATAATTTCTAAGATTACTTTTTATAGCTGCATTCGCTTGTGTTAATCTCTTATTAGAATCGTAAGTTAAAATATACAAATCTACTCCCTGTATAGAACCAACGTCTTCGTTCATAGTAGTATAAGTAGTATCTTTTTGAGCATAAACTTTAGCAACAGAACCAAATTTAGCTGGCATCGATAGCGCTCTAATTACATAATCGTCCAACGTTACACAACGTTCCTGCGAAGCAAAATATGCTAAAGTATCTTGACGAATTTCTTCAACGGATTGCGCTGTTATTCCACCGTTTCCCGGTTCCGAGTTTATCACTGCCAAAGAATCTCTAGCAGCTGCGAAAACTTCTTTGTCGGTCTGTTCAGTAAAATCATTTTCGCTGTTCAACATAGTTAATGAATAAATTTTAGTTAAATCTCCAGCTGATACGTTGCTTTCTATACCACCGCCCACCAGATATCTTATGGTTAAAGTAGTATTAGCTGGAGCTTTGCCGTACGTAGAAGTTCTCAAAAAATTTGAAGCGTCAAAAGTTTCTCTCAGAGAAGACGCGTTTCCAAAAACGCTAGTTCTAACGTTGTTCGGATTGGGTATCAAATTTTCGTCTGAAGTACTTGATAATCCTGCTCCAAATTGAAGTTCTGTTTTTCCATCTGACCTAACTACTGTCGTGAATCTTCTTGGTACTCTTTTGTATTTCAACAAATACGGTACTGAAGAATGTTCCGTGTACAAAACAGAATCTGCTACGTTTGTGTTTTCGACTGCTGTCATTATAGTATCTTGAGCAAGATACGGAACTTCGTACCACACATTACTATCAGAATCTGTTACGTCTAGTATCGCAACTATGTTTTCGTCGTCTAACAATATTTTTTTATATTTCTCCGGCGTACCGATTTCTACGTCTACAGATTTAACTATACCAGAGTAAGCTTGGACAGATTTCTTTAACAAATACATCATTGGCAAAGAACCGCTAGTTTCAAAAACAGTTATTTCTACTGGGCTCCAGCTAGACGAAAGTGCGAAATTTACCATATCAGTTGCTCTGTATATAACTTGAGCATTCGTTTGAGAAGCTACTTCTAAATTATCTATTATTAAAGCAAACCTCATATCTGGAAATTCATTATTGCTTCCTGATGCTGGTACTGTTTGAAATACGTCCAAAGTAGTTGTTGCAACCGTCGCTGGTTTTACTTTGCGACCAAAAGCTTGAGCTTGCAATATAGCGTTTGTGCGTTCCACTGGTACCAATGCTTCTCTGAACTGATAATCTAAATAGTAAGACAAAACATCTCCAATATAAGCAGACATTTCTATGAACATCATTCCCGGAGAAGATTCGTTGAAATCTTTATACGTATCTGGAAAGTACACTTTTGTGTAATCTATCAAAGCGTTTCTAAGCGCTTTGAAATCTTTGTTCAAATACTTAACTTCAGCTACTTTATCTTTCTGGTACATTTAATTACTCCAATTAAATCGTTAAGGTGACAGTTTCTAATTTCGTTGGAAGCGATTTAACCGAAAATATCAACTTAACATAAAATTTATTTCTGTCTTTATCTTCGTTTGTAGATTCAATAGTTACTTCATTCAGCATAACAAACGGTAACCAAAACGCAACAGAATCTTCAATGTCAGTTTTAATATCTTCTAATAAAGAATCTACGTTCGGCTCAAACACATACCTATCTAAAGCTATTCCAAAATTGGGCTGCATAACACGCTCTCCACGGCGCGTTTTTAACAACGTAATAATATCCGTCTTTATTGCGTCTATCGTTGTATAGCTTACATTTTGATGCCCTTTCTCAGTGGCAAACAGAGGATACATCAAACCAATAGACGATATGTTATTTAACGACACTTAAAATCTCCAATTATCGAGTAACGTGAGCGTGTATGTTTTTCAGTACTTGTCTGTAATCTTTAGTCAACGCGTTGGCAAGATGTTCTGGTATAGAATTTATTCTAAGAGGAACTCCTTCCGTATTAGTTTCGGGTAACATTGCCAGTACTTTTTGTGGATCTATTTCATTCGATTCTTCACTTACAATTTCTGGAGCTGGTGCAAATTTTTTGCGCGCTGGTAAACTACCGCCCATTAGCTGTTCGTATTTCGATTTCATGCCAGATCTTTGAGATTCGTTCAATCCAGTAACGCGTGTAGTTTCATCTTCTGGAAGTGGGAGATCTTCTGTAGTCAGGGATATTGTGTCTACGTTTCGAAGTTTTTGCGAATAGCGTTTTGCAGATTCTTTAATTGCTTCTTGCTTATCAACTATAGACTCAGCAATAAGATTCACAAGTACTTCGTTTATAGTATTCTTCATTAACGATTCAGTAACCATTTTCTTTAATATCGGTGCGGCTACTTTTTGTAATTCTTCCCGAATAAGTTTTCTTAATTCGTTTGTGTTGATTTTCATAAATGTCTCCTTATTTAACTTTTCCTTTTCCAGGAGCAATCGTAGACTGATTCGTCGAACCACCGGCTGTTGGAATTCCAGGATTCACAATAACATCTCCAGATAATACAAACTCGTTTATTGCTTTAGCAAGATCTGCTGCTAGCTGATCATCTGCTGAAGATTTTTTCATAGTTGGATTATTCAATATAGAATCATTGTGTTTTTTTAACGCTGCTTTGATTGCGTTTTCTAAATCTAATTTTACTAATGGCATTTTATTGAGTCCAATTTTTCTTACTTAAGATATCTTGAAGTTTAGCTTTAAGTTGTTTCAATTTTGCTTCTCCCGGGTTTCCGCCTATGTGAGCTTGGTAATACATTAACTGCGGTATTGCGTCTATCAATTTTGTTAGAGCGTCTACCAACTTATTTCCCAAAACCATTGGCTCGATATTTTGCTTTCCGAGTTTTATTTCTGGTGCATCTACTAAAAAATTAGTTTTTGCATCGAATGTAACTGAACCGTTTGATACTCCACTAATCGTTTTATTTGCGTACATCAAAATTTCATTTTGTTTAGCGTTCAACACAATTCTATCTGTCGATATAAATATTTGATTTCCAACTAATTTCACATCATTTGCATAATACGGAGGCTTAACTTTAATATTTTTAGACGGAACAAAAACTACGTCTTTACTTGGCGATGTAGTTATCAATATTGTGTTAGAATCTTTGTTAATGTCTTCAACAGTTAAAGATTTCTTATTATTAGAATCTAAACCAACAGTAATATGAACAAACGGATTTGACTTATCGTTACTGAATCGTATATTCTGACCATTCCTTCCCTGAAGTATTACGTCTCCTTCGTTAGGTTGCAACTTTGGTATCGCGGCATTCTTATCCACAAAAACTTCACCGTACTTAATTTTGCCGTTAGTATTGTTTGGCATTCCCAAAATTTGAGTAGCATTGTTGTTTATTCTATTAAAATAATTCAAGACGTTGTCATAAAACCAGACATTCAAATATTTGACGACAACAACCAATTCATTCAAAGTTGGATATTTTTTAAAAGTACTATCTAGCGGATAAGCTACTGTTAACATATTATCCTGAACATTTTTTTGACTTTCTGCTAAACGAATAAAAGCTACTCCGATATTATCCTGAACAGAATTTTTTTCGTACTTTGGATGTTCAGCAGATAAGACAATGTCAATTACTTGTCCTATCTCGAGTTCGTAAAATTCAGCAGCATCACCAGCTCTACTAATCATAGCACTCGTAGCTGGATTCGTTAATGACGTAATATTGTTTGCAATAGATACACTACCGCCACTATTTTTGGTTTTCCACCACATTAAACTTTATCTTCCAATTTACTTACTTCTGTGAGTTTACTGTCAATTTCTTTGGATGCAGCTTTTATCTTTTTAATCTCTTCTTCAGCTTGCTTCATCAAAGCTTCACGCTCAGATTCAGATATAAGTTCACTTGTGTTAGAACTTGTCTCTGCGTTTATCAAACGTTGTACTATGCCAGCCATTTTTACCAACTGTTCGTCGTTTTTCACAGCAACGTCCAAATATTCTGCTATCATTGGAACTATGACCGCTGCTTCAGTAGCGTTAGTTACCAATGGGCTCAATTGGCTAATAAGTTTATTAATTTGAGTCTTTTTATCTGTGGAATTTTTGTAGATGTCTTGGAGAAGAGAAGAAAAAGTCTTTCCAGCAAACAACTCTAAGTTCATATCTGCCATGCCGTGTATTCCTTTGTTTATTATAAATATACGGCATTTGAACTTTTAAAGATATTAGAGGTCGGATTTTTGTAAGATTCGTTCCGGTATTAACACACCTTCGTCATAATAGCAGTTAATCATTTTTTTGTAATACGGTACCAATTTATTTATCACTTTCGTGATATATTGAGTTCTAAATCCAGTCATTTCTCGCAAATATAAATAGATTGCTTTCTTATTAAAATTTTCAATCGACTGAGTTTGTTTGAATAATTCCATAAGTACAGTTACGATTACCACGTCTCGTTGTTTTTTAAAAACATTAATCGCGTATCTATCCCAAAATTTAATCATCATCATTATAAATTCTTCGGTATCGCTATTAATTTCGTTTGTATCTATCGACGTATCTTTGAGCTCAACGTCCTGATGAATGTTAGTGTCTACAGCATCTATTCTATCGTGACTTTTTAATTTTTTATAAGTGTTGTTGTTTTGAAGAATTAAATAATTTTTTGCGATTTGTCCAAAATAAGAAAAAGCTTTACCCTTCCCACCCTCGTACATGTGCAACTTCATAACTAAAAAACTAACTGTCCTAGATTGAATATCAGCTTTCGATTCTTCGAAGTAAGTAAACTTAAAAGTATTAATCATGTTCTCTACCAACTTCTCAAAAGGATACTTGATGTAGTCGTTGTAGATTTGATTTCTAACCGCGTCGTTTTCTTCAGAATTGTATCTGATTATCGCGTTTTGAGTTTCTTCTGTAAAATAATGTTTAGATATTCTCTTTTTTCGTTCTTTCTTTTTTGGTTTAACTTTTGGTTTAACCTTTTTGAGTACCTTTCGTTTCACTGGATTTAACTCCTACTGTACTGAATTGCTCTAATACCAAAACTTGGCTTTTCAGCATTCGAAAAATTTGACCAACTTCGTCATCTGATTCAAAAGCACCATTGGCATCAATTTGTCTCATGTTTTCTAGAATCATACCGATTGAGTTCTGATAAGCTTTAATCCAAGCTTCATACGTTTCTAGTTTTTTGTAAAGATTGTTTATTACGTAGCCACACACGAATAGCAATATTACTGCTATTGCTAAAAAAAATTCTGTCATTTTATTTTTCCTCCCCATCGTCTCTAGCAGTTGAAGAACCAAACATTTCGTCGAAGATTTTATTGTCTACTTTTAGCTCCTTCTTACCCTGCTTAAATTTCGTAGATTGTTTTAATATTGGCTTTTTCGATTTCTTCCACTGCTGATATTCTAACCTAGCTGCTAACATATCGGCGCTGTGTATCAGTATTGGCAAATCGCATTTGAGTTGATTTTCATCGTTGAATGAAGTGAAGTAAGATTTATTTGCTTCCTCGTACATACCGTCGTGAAGTTTTATCCCGAGATATTCGTGTTCTGTTAGATCTACTTTGTAGCGCTGTAACATATACAACGAACGATCTTGAACTTTCATGTATTGTTCTTTTGGGTTTGAACTGAATAGAATTCCGCGTTTTTGTTTCCAAGCGTCGTCT